TACCCTCTAGAACTTCTACACCTTTCGGGGCATCTTCTTTACTATCTACATAAACCCTATTTCCTTCTGGGACTTTCTCCTCAGCATCTTCTTCTTCTAGAGACGGTTTTTTATCTCCCCCACCAAAAAGACTACCTAAAGGTTTAAATCCAAAGGGAGCCTTTTGTACAATTACAAAATCTAATAATGTATCAATACCTGACGAATAAGCATTAATCGTCCTCATCGTCTTCATCTTCTTTCTTGCGTTGGTTACCGCCAGAAGGATCATAACTAATGGAAGGATTTGTTGGGGATTGGGACGGGAAAGGAAGTATAAACGTTGCTTTCTTTATTTCCCCAAAACCGGAAGGAGATAAGTTGGCTACGTAATCTATACCCTTTTCAACGAACCACATCTGCGAACCGTCTGGAGATACCTCTCTAATAGTGGGGGCTGTAAAACCCTGTTCATTTAAAGATTGTATCCACGTTTTACTGATTTCTAAACCCCAAGACCTATTTTCGGCTTTTTCTTGACGTTTATCTGCCCATTCGTCTACATCACGTTCTTCGTTAGGAGCTTTGTCATGCCAGTCTGGGGTTCTACCCCCTGTGCGCCCCTTAAACTTACGCTCGGAAGCGGGGATCGCTTTTTCCATGGCTTGAATATCAGGTAACGCCTCACCGCCGCCCTCTTCACCGCCACCCTCTTCACCGCCACCCGGTACTTCAGGTTGTTCAGATTTTTGTTCAGCTTCTTGTATTTGCTGCTCAAGCTGCAACTCCTGTCCTTGTGCTTGCATTTGAACAGTCTTAGCCATTTCTCCGGTAACAATAAATTCTGCGTCTTCCAAACCAATATTATCTTCTTTTAATTTAATTTCAAACCCCATTTGAGCTAGCTGATTCGCAATGCCTACTCTCTGTTGAGCAAAACTAATTCGAGTAGCTTCCGCCTTTTCTTCAGGAGTTGGTAATAGTAATTCAAAATCAGTTATTCCAAAAGCTTTTAAAATCTTTGGGAACACTTTTTCATGAAACAATCTTTGATCGGATTCAACTACACGACTCATAACAACTAATTGTTGGGTCTGGGTGGATAGGCCCCCAAAAGCTTCTGGTGCGCCCTGCCATGCGGGGGTTACACCCCATACCGCCCCAACACGTTCACGAATCTCTTCCTTAACTGGAAGATAATCCATCTCTTGCAATGTGTGGAACAGGCGCACCATGTCCACCCTACCTCGTTGGTTACGACTAGAGACAGCCACCATGGGAATATAGTTGGGGTCTAACCTAGTTTGGGCAGCAATGTGTTCTCGTTCCTTACGTAAGCTTTCTGGATCATCAGTTGTTACCATAAGCATTGATGCTGGCATCTTACGCTCAAAGAAGTACCGATATATATTTTTATCCATTCCAATTAATGTAAGAGCCTTTTCAAAAACCGTAAGAATTGGAGACCACCCATACGTTTCGGAGGGAGAAAATTTAGAAACATGTATAATTTCGGTATCCCTAAGATAGATGTGTTGGTTCCTATGATAGTATTTATACATTGCGGGAACACGATCATATCCTTTCTTGGATTTCCCCGGTAAGTCCTCAACATCACTTCGATCCATAGGACATATGAAATGAGCATTTTTAGGGAGACCTGCTTGATCGAGATCAAATTCAACAAGTGCAGGATTTAATCGACGTATTTCTTTTACTTTAGATTTTATCTTCCCCCCGTCATCATAATACTCTTTTACTAAATACAAAAATCCATCATCTACCGTATTAATATCATTATGGAATTGCCTGAGAACTGCTTCTAAACTTTGGTCAAAAACGTTAGCATCTGTTAAAAATTCATTGAAAACTTTTAATTGATTTCGATCAGCTTTTTCTTTTGTGGGATGAACTTCTATACCACGCCTAAAAACCTCTCCGGTAATGTGGCCTAATACGGTTCGGATTTCAGCCACGGAAAACGCAATCGTCTGTAAGTCTTGTACAAGCTGTTGCCTGTACGCCATCTGATGGCGAACCCAAGTATTTACAATGTGATCAAGCCCAATGGAGGGCGAAGACGATGTATCCCCTTGCTGTTTCATTAACTGAATGACGTTCAATCCCTCATTCATGTCAAGCATCTGTTGAGCCATTCCGGGCATTTCAGGCATATATTCAGATAATTTCATAAGTTAATCCTTACCTAAGTCGTTAAACCTCTGTGAAACGAGAGTATCCATACCAGCTAATTTAAGAACAGTCTCCATTGCTTTCTCTTTAATATGGGAATGTTCAGAATATGTTGTACGTGTATCAGCTAGTTGTTCTTTCTGATCTGTAATTACACTTTCTAATGTATGTATCTTTTCTACAGCTTGATTATATTGTTCTGTCATATCATCAAACTCTTCTGAAGCCCCGCCATTAGACACATTATCAAGTATGCCTGAACGCCCCGCTTCCTTCATAAGGGATATAAACGCTCCCTCAGATATAATCGTTACCGCTTCAGTCTTGTCGGGAATTTCATCATCCGGGCCGATGCTCTTTAAATCATCATGCCACGTATCCAAAATCCTCCACGTACCTGATTCATCTCTATTAGCAATGTATTGCTCATCGCGTCCTCTAAGAATGTTACCTAATGTCATTACTATTCTCCTTACTTTACTTATCTATTATACTACAAAAACTAAAATTTACGCTATGTGGCACTTACTCCAACCACAAGATTTACACGTTACGCACCCTCCTTCTTCCACGAGGTATGCATTATCACAGCAAGGCTCACTATTTTCTATCTGCAATGATGCATAGTCTCCCTCAAATCCTTCTAACACACTCTGTTTAGGGGAGTCCGCCCTTACTAGAACTTCCTTCTCACGGCTCCCTGACCTATAGACTGTAATACCCTTACAATTATTCTCCCACGCCATCATATAAGCTGTATACACATCTTCAATAGTTGCGTCATTCGCAAAGTTTATTGTTTTAGATATGCCTGAATCACAAGAATTTTGAAACGATGCTTGCATTTTAACATGTGCCTCTGGAGAAATATCTCCAGCAGTAACGTAAACTTCCTTCGCCCACTCTGGAACATCAGAACGAGTTTTAATAGACCCGCCATTTGAAATATAATCCATTAACTCATCGGAATAAAAACCATATAATCTAGCATCTGTTTCAAAATATTTATTAATGTAATATAATGTTTCACCTTCTAATATATTCATCTTACGCCAAGCAAGTGCAAAGGTTGGTTCCACCCCACTTGAGGTGTCTGCAAGCATAGAAATAGTCCCAGTTGGGGCAACTGTCAAGCGGCAAGCATTTCTAAATTTTTCTTCAGTGGGAGCATCTGGAACCGCATAGTCACTGTTATGCCATGCGGGGAAAACGCCTCTCTCCTCTGCTAAACCACGAGATGTATTATCAGCAACGTCTTGGATGAACCCCATAAGAGTCCCACCAACTTGACGACCGGAATCCGTATCGTAACCTATCCGCAGTTGGATAAGTAAGTCTGCAAATCCCATGATTCCAAGCCCAATTTTCCTAGTTGCTTTAGTCATTGTTTCTATTTCGGGCGTTGCGTAATAGTTTGCATCAATAACATTATCTAAAAAGCGTGTAGCAATTTTAACTACTCTACCTAACTCTGACCAATCAATATTTTCTTTCCAGTTTCCGTTTGCGAAGGGGGTGGAGTTCTTGAAATTCGAGGGCATAAAGAAATTAGCCACATTAATTGAACCTAAATTACAAGATTCATTTCCTAAAAGGGGCTGCTCGCCACAGGGATTGGTAGCAATCATACGACCGTATTCTTCCATAACATGGTTATCACGATTAATGGTGTCGAGAAAAACCATACCCGGCTCTCCATTCCTCCATGCCCCATAGACAATTTTACTGAAAACGTCACGGGCATCTAATTCTCCTACAACTTCATTATTTCGAGGATTGATTAGAGGGTAATTCATCCCCGCTCTAACCGCTTTCATGAAATCATTTGTAACCCCAACAGAAATATTAAAGTTATGAATATCCCCCTCAACCGATTTACAAGTAATAAATTCTAAAATATCAGGATGGTGGATGTCCATAATCGCCATGTTAGCACCATCACGTTTTCCCCCCTGAGTAATCATAGACGATACTCGTGATAGTGTTTTAAGAACTTCTATAGGCCCACACGAAATACCATGTGTGGTTTTAATCCGGTCTCCTTTGGGGCGTAGGTTAGATAAAGCAAATCCCGTACCGCCCCCAAATTTCTGAACCATTGCCGCATCATGTGCAGCTTTCATTATCCCTTCCATACTATCTTCGAGAGGTAGAACAAAACACGCAGACAGGGTACCTTGTTTAGTTCCAGCATTCATTAATGTTGGGGAATTAGGGATAAAATCTAAATTAGACATAATGGTATAAAACTCATTAGAAGTGAGTTGAACATCAATATCTAATTTACCGTATTGCTTTTCAACGGCAGCAATCGCATCCGCAACACGGCGAAACATCGCAGGAGCATCTTCTACTATTTCATTAGAATCGTCCTTTAAAAAATATCTTTTCTTGGCGACTATCTCAGCTTGTGAACTCAGGGTAATGGGTATGGTTCCGATAGTATCCGTTAGCGTCATAATTGTTGTCATTTATTTCTCCTACCCTCTGTATCCACAGTATAAACATAATTTATTTTCCATTACCCAAAAACTTGGCTGGCATACCCCCTCGGAACAGCCGGGGTTAAGATGCTCTTTTGGTTCTTCTACTGGGTTAACGCTTTTATAGTTTAGCATTTTATCTAAACGTTCCGCAACCGCTTTGTCTATACCGTCTTTTCCCGCCCTACCTTCAGGGGTCTCTCCGGGTGCTACCGCTTCAATCCAATCGGAGGTGCTTCCTAAAGTTTCATAC